TTTTTTCATTGCTGCAATTTCCGCTGCACTGGATGCACCAGCAGCAGACTCAGCAGCAGCCTCGGCACTCTTTTGAGTTTTGGAGATCCCGTGACGAAGGAAGATGGCCAAAACTGAGGACACTATGACCTGTATGGCAGCACTCCACTCAAGGGACCCCTCCAGGGCTGCTCCCGCCGCCCCAAGACTGGCGCCTATGGCACTGATTACCGTTTTACTTTTAAACATATCCATTATTCCTTGTGTACAGATTTATTAATTGCACCAACCTTTAGCTCCGCTGACTTCCCCCCTGCCTTCACTGTCAAGCTAGGGAATGGCAGATCCAGGGAAAGATAGGGTATCTTGAAATTAATCCCTTCAGGGCTAATCCCAGCGTCAGGAAGCACACCTGCCTTTGCCCCTATGCAAAGTGATGGCAATGCCCAGGTAATCTTCTGTCCAAACAATGTGACTGAAGGTTTTGGTTTCCAATCCGCACCAAACATATCACCTGCACTGACACTCGACGTTGCAAACGCAAACGCCCCAACTAATATTAATGTCCTCTTCATTTCTTGCCCTTATACAAATCCACGCATTTCTTGCTCACATATAGCAACGAAACCAAACTGATAAAAAACTTCAAAACCATATCCATCTGGATTAGCCACGTTCCAATGCCACCCCCCGCTGCGAGAGTCACCTTGATGTCGTCTATCCAGTTCATCATCTCTCACGGTTAAGCGGCATTAGCTGTGGGTATGCCACTGGAACTGCGCGAACAGCATTGGTTGCCGCACCAAAGAAACCGCCACTCTCCTGCGAGGGATGTGAGGGATAGTATTCTGCTTCGAATCCAGTTATCGACAAATCAATCTCCTTTAAATTCTTACACCCTGCCCCGATCCAAATAACCATTATAGCGATAATAATTATTGTGAGGCATCGCTTCATTTCTTTTTGGTAACAACCTCAACTTTCATTGCCCCCATTTCACTGCCCTTTGGCAAATAACAATCTCCACCATTAAGCGGCAGCTTCTTCTCAATGGTCAGTTGTTTCAGTTGGCAATTCGGTACTAGCATTTTGGTTTCCCTATCGGTCATAAAGAACGTTGTGCTGGTGAGTCCAAGTCGGATGACCCTTGCCTGTCTACCACTGATGTAGAGTATTTCATCGTTCTCAAAATCACTGCCCCAATAGACCAACAACCCTTGGACAAAATTTATCATCACATCCTTGCCCATCAGCGCAGCGAACGCCGCAAGAACAATCCACCCATAATGACCGATTGCTTGCTCCGCTAGTCGCTCGACTGCGGCTTGGTCTAGGATGTTTGTCATTCACCAACACTAGCAAATGCTTCTTTCTGTTTTGCCATAGCAAAAATTATCTTTTTCGTTTTTTCATCGAAGATTTTGTCGATGGTTTCTTCGTTGATTTTTTAGGTGGACGACCCACTTTACTTCCGTATGTCCCTTTTCCTTGTGGCATAATATTATCCTTCCAAAGTTTGTCATTCACCGGATTCTTCCGGCGCAGCTTCTTCAACTGTATCGTCTTTTTCCAATCCAAGCTGCGCTAGTGCTAGACCAGCAATATAGTCGGCATCACTCGCCGCCGCATCGGGCGTCCAGTTTTTCCACGCATCGCCATCCACCTTGAGCAGTGTGGATACGAGCGGTGTGCTACCCCATACCGAGTTGCCTTCTGCATCAGTATATTTACCCCAACCAACCACATTGAATTGCATCGAGAACTCTGCCGCGCTGTTCAAGCTGATAGCTACTTTCGAGACGTTCAGCCCCTCTTTTGGTTTTGTGTTTACCTCAATCATTCTGAAGATTCTTCCGTTGCTTGTGATGCTGCGTATGCCGCTTTGACCTCATCAGTCCAGACTGCACTTGCCAACGCCTTCACCTCGTCCGATTCAGCGGACACATCTGCATCCGGCGTCAAGACGCGCCGACTGTATGAATATGAAAGTTCGTTGCCGTCCTCGACCACACTAACTTTTGTGCGTTCTTGGATATGCTTGAACTCTCCCCGTATCTCGTAGTCAAACGAGGTTTGTTTTTCTAATGACATATTATTTTATTCTCCACCACAAGTTTCCATTGTGAAATTTATTATGCTGCTTTGTATTGGAACGAAACACGAATGTTAGTATTCGCTTGCACCTCTTGTGCAGAGTCAGCAACGACATTCGTGCCGTCGCCTAAATAGACACGCAGCACTGTCGAACTATCGCCAAAAGCCACAAAAGCAGACACATTTGCGCTCGCAACTCCTCCCATTGCTACTGTGCTGGAAACGTAATTCATTGCCGCTGGTGAATCGGATGCGATTGCGAACGGCAGCGAAATATCAAATCTGCCGACCGGCGATGAAACTGAGCTAACTTCCAAATAACCTTGAACGTGAACCAAGTTTCCGATTTTCGTATACGCGAGTGTGTCGTAACTTCCGTTTAGAGTAATTGTCCCGCTCGTGCTAGGTGTTAGCGTTGCAACGTGTGTTCCTTCTTCATAGTCGTCCAGCACGTTGGCGTCAGCACTTGCAGATTGTGTCGCGGGAAATTTGACGCCTCCGGTTGTTACCGAAATGCCGTTTGCAAACGTAGCCAAGCCAGACGAGTCGATGGTCATACGAGTGGCCGTTTTTATTGAGTCATCGTTCGAGATTCTAAAAATATCGTCATCAGCTAAGCCGACAGTCCAGCTGCCTTCTGGACTTTTGTAATGAGAGAACGCCCAACCTGTTGAGCCAGACGCTTCCACCTTACACTCGGCGTTTGTTCCATAAATATGCAACGCTTTGGTTGAGCCGGAAAACGCATCCGGCACAACGCCAAGCCCTGCGTTTCCATCCGAGTCGATGGTCATCGCCAAATCGCCAGCGACAAAATTATTGCCCTGAGTTTGTGAGTCAGTCCAAAACTGCAACGCACCCGATGAAGTCTGAATACAAGCTTTCCCCGCGTTGTCTACTAATTGCAGACCACAAGTATTCGCGGCTGAATTGTATAACTTCGCAGTTGTGTTTAAATTATCAACGGTGGATGCTCCGCTCGTAGTCAACAAGCCATCCGAGCCGATGGTCATACGAGTGGCTCTAGAACTACCATCTGGGTCGGTCGCAAATTCAAGTCTGCCAGATGCCTTCGCGCCGTCTTGAATCGCGCTGATTTGGCACAAATATTGGTCGGTGTCTTGATTGCCAAAATAAATATTCCCTAATGCACTAGTGCTGTCGGCTACGCCCGCTGTGCGTGTTAGCAAAATGTCCGGCTCTGATGCATCGTTAACTTGTATGTGTCTAACCGGCGCAGTTCCCGCCGCCAGACCAACCCCAAGACGCGGAGTCGTGCCGCCGACATTTAGCTTGTTCGTGTTAACACCATCAATCGGCGTGACCTGCGTGACGCCGCTCGCTGATGCAGTTCCGTCTGCTGCTCCAGCGCGGTCTTGCACCGTCAGCGATTGCGTCGGGTTTGCGAAAGCTAGGTCGTAATCCGCGACAACTCCAATTTCGATGATTGAAATATCATCAAGCGTTACAGCATCCGTCGCACCCGCCGCTTTAACATACGCATAACCATTACCGCCGGTTCCTGTTTGGGTAAATTCAAAAGAGTTAGTCCCGTTCGTTATTGTTGAGCTACCTACATCAGCGGTGATGGCCGCAACCGAGCCGCGATTATGGGCAAAATATGGATTGCCCGTTATAGCAGATGCCGTGTAGGTGCATCGGTATCGTTTGCCGTCAGTCATTGTGGCCGAGTTTCGGCAATGCTGTCCAACAGCACTTGCAGCCAAAACCATATTGTTTGACGGGTTGGTTTGACTGTTCCAATCGTTATAGGCGTCCCACCCATCAAGGTTGCCAGTGAAATCGCCGGGGATAACTATTGTCTGACTGCCCCACTGGTCGGAAAATTTTACAGTCGCATTCTCGTAGGTATCCGTGACCTCTGCCTGTGATAACGCCTTATTCCAGAGGCGAGCCCTGAACAGTGTCCCATTTAGAA